GGTGATAGAACATTTGAAGAATGGTCTGTAACTTGTTACAATGATACTAACTTCAAGCTGAGAAATGCTTTCGAAAGATGGCAAAATGGTATCAATAATATGTCTGATAACGAAGGATTAACAAATCCGGTTGATTATCAAGTAGACGCATTTATTGATCATTTAGATAGAAACGGTAATACAGTTAAATCTTATACTTTAAGAGGGGCATTCCCAACAAGTATAGGAGCAATTGATTTAGATTACGAAGAAAAGACTTCAATCGAAACTTTTCCAGTAGTTTTCAATTACCAATTCTTTGAAACAAACACTACAACTTAATATTAATATTAGAGGGGCTCCGGCCCCTCTTTTTAAACTCTTATAAGTAGTAGTACAAGGAGATTATTATGGCAGAATTATTCGGATTTAGTATAACAAAGGCTAGAAAACAAGCCGATCCAAAACAAAGTTTCACAACAACCCAAGCAGATGACGGTACACAAACTGTTGCGGCTGGAGGTTATTTTGGTCAGTACCTCGATATGGAAGGTACAGCAAAAAGTGAGGCTGATTTAATACGAAGATACAGAGAAGTAGCATTACACCCCGAGTGTGATATGGCGATTGAGGATATTGTTAATGAAGCTATTGTTGCTAATGAATTGAGAGATGCTGTAAGAGTAAATGTAATAGATTTACCTTATGGAAAAGAAGTAAGAAAAAAAATAGAAGACGAATTTAAAAATGTATTAAGATTATTAAATTTTAATACGAAAGGCCACGACATCTTTAGAAGATGGTATGTAGATGGCAGAATGTACTATCATAAAATTATAGATAGAAATTCACCTATAAAAGGTATCACAGAGTTAAAATACATTGATCCTCGTAAAGTTAAAAAGATTAGAGAGATTAGAAAGAAAAGACCAGACGGACCTGTACCACACGGACTTACAATGGTAGATGAGTATGTTGAATACTATGTTTACAATGAAAAGGGAGTTTCAGGCACAACTTCAGGAACTGGTATAAAAATTTCTCCAGATACAATAGCATTTTGTCCTTCAGGAATGATCGACCAAAATAAAAATATGGTCTTGTCTTATTTACATAAGGCAATTAAACCAGTTAATCAATTAAGAATGATTGAAGACGCTGCTGTGATTTACAGAATCGCTAGAGCACCTGAAAGAAGAATATTCAAAATTGATGTAGGTAATTTACCAAAAGTAAAAGCTGAACAATACCTAAGAGATGTTATGGCAAGATATAGAAACAAACTTGTATATGACGCACAAACAGGTGAGATCAGAGATGACAGAAACTATATGTCTATGTTAGAAGATTTTTGGTTACCAAGTAGAGAAGGTGGCAGAGGTACAAGTATAGAAACTTTACCTGGCGGTCAAAACTTAGGTGAAATTACAGACATTGAATACTTTAGAAGTAAATTATATCGTTCTTTAAATGTTCCAGTAAGTAGATTAGAATCAAGTCAAGGATTTAATTTAGGTAGAGCTTCTGAAATTACAAGAGATGAATTGAAGTTTACTAAATTTGTTCAAAGATTAAGAAAGAAATTTACTGAACTGTTTAATGATTTATTAAGAACACAATTAATCTTAAAAGGTATTATAAGTGAAGAAGATTGGGTTGAAGTAAGAGATAATTTACAATATGATTTTTTACAAGATGGACACTTCGCTGAATTAAAACAAACAGAGATGTTGAGAGAAAGATTAGCATTAGCAAATGAGATGAGAGATTACATTGGTAAATTCTTTTCCGTTGAATATGTTAGAAAAAATGTACTTAAACAAAACGATAGGGAAATTGAGGATATGGATAAACAAATCAAAAACGAAATTGATGATGGCATTATTGCTAGTCCTACAGCTCAATCAACCGATACAGAAAACTTATAAAAGGAGTAATTATGGCAGACATAGATGACAATACAAAAAACTTTATAGACCAACTATCAAGTGGAAATAACGTTGACGCTGGTGAGGCTTTTAAAGACGCTTTACGAGCTAAAGTGGCTAGTTCTTTAGATAATGCTAGAAAAGATGTAGCAGCTAATATATTTAATGGAGATGCTTTATCTCATAGCGACCCTAAACCGGTAATTGCTGATGTAGGAACATTTAACCAAGATGGTTCTATTTCATCTACAGGTGATGGTCAAGCACAAATAGATTTATCACAAGATGGAACAGCAGATACAATGGTTGGAGTAGATGTAAATGCGGGTGAGTAAAATTGTTAAAAACAATTTAGATATGGATTCTAAATCATATACTGATTTAAGTCCTAAAATGAAAGAGGCCGTAAGTGATGTTTTTAAATTAATTAAAAGAGAACAAAATAATGTTGTTGAAACATTTGAAAACGCTGTTACTAAAGTAGCAGAATTTCATAATATTAATATAGAAGAAATTAATAAATACTTTGATAACGAGTTAAACGAACAATTAAGTAGTTAAACATGGCATACGTAGATATAATAGGATCAAAAAATGTATATTTGCAGTCGGAAGACCATTCAAATGCTGCTTATATTAAAAATCATATTTTCGTAGGAACTACCACGGAAGCTCCTGGTGGACTAGGAAATAAAATTATTCCAACTACTACCAATATTACTCACTTTATGTATCAAAATGGTCTTACTCTTACAGGTCCACAAACTTTTTCTGTTTTTGCTAAATCAGGCGGTTACAACTTTATAAAAATGTATATGAGTGGATCAACTGTATGTTCAGCAAATTTTAATTTATCTACCGGAGTTGTAGGAACAACTGGTGGTAGTGGTTTTGGTTCAGCAAGAATACAAAATGTTGGAGATGGTTGGTATAGATGTGAAGTTACAATTACTGTCAATATATCTTCAGGTCAAACATCTGGTGGAATATATGTAACAAGTGTGGACGGTGGAGTAAGTCCTTATTCAGAAGCTGGAGACGGTACAAGTGGTGTGTTTCTTTTTGGAAATCAACTTGAGTCAGGCACAGGATCCTCAACATATATAAAAACAGAGGGCTCAGCTAGAAGTTTTGCAGGTTCTAATGGTCTTTGGCAATATGAAAATACTGCTACAGTATCTAATACATATCCTGATTCAGCTGATGGTGCAAATACAACTGTTGTTGCTGGCGTAAGATCATATAATAAACCAGATGGTGGAACAGTTAAAACATATTTAAGAACAAGAAAAAAAGGTCAAATTAATCTATTTCATTATTCCGAACAATTTGATAATTCTTATTGGACAAAATACCAAGCTTCAATAACAGCTAACGCAGGAGTAGCTCCTGATGGAACAACCACAGCAGATAAATTTATTCCAGATACCACAGCATCTTCAGTACATGTAATTGATACTATAGGATTTGGAGTTGTACCTGCAGGAACCTATGCTTTATCCGTTTATGTAAAAGCAGATGGATACAATTTTTTTCATTTGAGGGTAGACGGAGTTAACAATTTCTTTAATTTAACAACAGGAGTTGTAGTTAGTACAGGAACTGGGGTGACAACTACCATAGAAGATTCAGGTAATGGTTGGTACAGATGTAGTGCGACTAAGACTTTTGGTGGAGCTGCAAGAGCATCTTTTGGTATAACAGAAACAGGTACTTCTAGGAATTTTACAGGAGATGGAACTAAAGGTGGATTATTATGGGGCACACAAATAAATGAAGGACCTATTGTAACTCCTTATATTAAAACAACAAATGCAGTTTCAACAACAATAGAACGAGGAGAAGTGTCAAAATCTTACTTCGACTTACAAGGATAATTAAAATGGCTGATACAGTAACAACACAAACAATCACAGATACTTCTGGTATTAAGTATGTAGTTAAACTTACAAACTTATCAGATGGTACTGGAGAAACTTTAGTTAACAAAGTTGATGCATCAACAACAACCTTTATGACTGAGGACGGTGCTAAAAAATTATCTAAAATTTGGTATTCAATTAACACAAATACTAACAAAGCTGGAGTAGAAATACTATGGTCTGGATCAACAAATGCCACTGCTTTATTGTTATCTGGTAATGGTTATTGGGACCTAAGAGTATCTGGAAATGAGATACCAAACAACGCAACAACACCAACTGGTGATGTTCTATTATCGACAAAGAACTTTGCTGTTGGTGATAATTATACGATTATATTAGAGTTCAGGTAAAAAAAATTATAAATATACACAGAGAGAATTTATGAAGCTAATTTCCGAAGAAGTACAAAACGCCGAATATCTT